TACACCCATACTACCATGCATACACCCACACTACCACACCCACACCAGCACAGGCACAGCACACACAGCACCAACACACAGGCAAGGCAAGCACACATGCACACAGGCACGGCACACTACCACTCATACCCAATCACATACTAAAGGATATGATCGAAGCGAAACACAACGCAACAATGCGGAATGAAAGCCAATCAAAAGTAACAATCAAAAGTGAAAGAGATAAACAGCACCAACCACACCCACCCGTACCCATACCCACCCACATATATAGTAATAGAATAATTACCATAATATAGGTAAGGGTACCCTATGGGGCAAGGTGTCCATATACCGGCTGACTGGTGTATGAAAAATATACGCAATACTTTTGAAACCTTTTGGTGGTAAAGTATGGTAAGGGTACCTACTTGTATGCTAGTATTATACTGTGTCCGGCTGTGTTAAAAAATTTTCTACCAGTTTTTCAAAACTTTTTTAACGTAACCTATTGTAAGGCTGTGTAACTTAGTGTAATATATTAAGAGTAAGGTAACTTACTGTAAGGCAAATGAAATAATACAATTACATAGGAGGTCATTGAAATGACTAAAGAAAAGAAACCGAAGAAATCAATTTGGAAGCGTTGGTGGTTTTGGGTCATTATCGTTATCGTGGTTGGAAGTATTGCCACTAGTGGTTCTGATGATTCTACTACTGATAAGATAACTGATGAAGGTAAATCTTCTGAAACGGCTAAAAAAGATGATTCAATCACGGCAGAAACAAGTACTGCTGCTAAAGAAGAAAAAGCACCTGAAGCTGAACCTGTTCAAGTTTACAGTGATGCAAACGTAACAATCAGTTATAAATCGGCTGATGAAAACGGTGTAAAATTCCTTGTTGAAAATAAACGTGGTAAATCACTTACAGTTCAAGCTAATAACGTTTCTGTTAACGGTTTTAGTTCTAATGATATTATGATGTCAGATGATATTGCACCTAACTCTAAAGGATATGCTACTGCTGAAACTACTGAATTAGCTGACGCAGGCACACCTGAAAAGATCAGTGGTTCATTAACAGTACTTGATACTGAATCATTTGATACACTAGCAAATGTAAACTTTACAGACGTTCCAGTAAATAAGTAAAATAAGGGGTAAGGCTTCATGCCTTGCCTTTTTCTATAGGAGGATATTATGAGTAAAGCTAATAACAGTAAATCGTGGATAAAAGGGTTCGTATTATTAATGGCACTTAACCTAGTAGCAACGGGCGTATTCGTGTTAATGGCAGGAGATCAAGAAGCGAAGTATAATATAGCAATGTTCGGTCTATCAATTTTCAGCATGATCTTTGTAGCGTTTCAGATCGTGATTAAAGATATAGTACTAGGTGAACATTGGTCAGAGGTTTCACCAGTAATTAAGTTTATATGGTGGTTCATGTTCTTAGGAAACAGCTTAAATTTCATACAACATTTCATGGATGCGTTTATCTTGTAATAGATAGGCGTATTTTTTTTGCCCTGAAAATGTCCCATTCTACTTATCTATCGCAAGTACCTAAGTGTAAGCCAAAATTACACGGAGGTTATAACAATGAATATAGAACAAGTAGTATACGGAACAAAAGGGAATGAAACATACTTAACATTGGTTATGAAAAAGGTTGCTGTCAATGATCGGGGACAACTAGAAAACAGACCAGCTATTTATAAAATTTACGGGACTGATGGAGAGTTACTTTATGTTGGTGAATCTACCTCACTAAGAAGAAGAATTACAAAGCACTTCTCTAATTATAGACTTACCGGAAAGCGTTTTGGTGAGAAGGATGTTTCTGAAATCGAATATGCCTATGTTGATCTTGACAGATATTCACGGGTTATTGTGGAAGGAATTTTAGTTGCACAGTATAAGCCTTTTTATAATTGTGACGATATTAAAATGACAGAGACATTAATTGGTTATCCTATGGATGAACTAAAAGACATACTGTTTTACATTAGAAATACAGATTATTCAAATACAGCTATAGCTAAAGGGTTGGGAGTTAAACGGGGAAATGTAAAGAATATTCGAGATAACAACGTAGGTAATAGTGTAAAACTTCCTGCTGAGTTCGTACCTAGTGTAATTATCTCAGAAGAATTTGCTAATGAATTTAATTCAAAAAGATACACTAAGTTACCTAAAGAAAGTTTCTTTGAAGTACGTAATCTTTTAGATAAGGGAATGTCACAACGAATAATTTCAAAGAAAACCGGTGTAAGTCTCAGAACCGTACAGAGAATGAAACAACTACAATACCCTTCTTATATAGAGTGGGAACAAGAACGTATTAAGGCGGTATCATAATGAACATTCTTACTAATCCTTTACACCCTTTAAATCCTATGAATACCTCAGGAATTTATTATAGCGACACTAACACATATGAATCAGTAGTAAAAGCAACTTGTGAAAGCTGGACGTTATTAGATACGTTCGGCTGTATTATGATGGGTTCTATAGCTTTGATTATGATTGTGTTCTGCATTTGGTTCATCAAGGAAATGTTTACTGAGTATTAAGGAGTGATCTTGTGACACGAAAAGAAAAGATAGAATGGTTGGTTAAGGCTGTTGAAGCTGTAGAAGGTGTTAAAGTTCTAACATCTACATTTGAACTAATGTCTGATCGACAATTAGATTTAGAAATGCAATGGTACGATTATCTATTAGATAAGTAAGTTAACTTGCCTCACCTTAATTTAGGTGGGGCTATTTTTATATGTCCTATTTTCGCCACCGGTTGCAAGTACATAAGTGTAAGACATTATAAGGAGGCGTAGAAATGATAGGGCATAGGCGTGTTAAAGTTTGGGAGGATTCAGGTGCGGTAAAGGAAACAGAAGTTTACTTACCTAATATCAAAGACATTATAGGGTTTTTGAACGGCACTTGGAATTTCACAGTGTATGATGATTGTTTCATAGGTAAAAATAAATTAGGTGACGTTGACGCTTCAATAGAAATTGGAGGCTGGACGTTAAATATAGAGTTTAAAAGAGATCGTACAGCACTTACTACTGGTCAGATCGTTAAGGCGATTCGTCAAGCGAAACACAGTAAAATTACTACACTATTCGTTTTTGGTGACACTAATAGACCGTTTGAGTATTTACGCTTTTCACCTAATAAGTTAGAAGGTACAGGCTTTATTAAATGCGATACAATGGGATTAAGTAAAGTATTAAAGCAATGGAACGATTGGGCTTTAAAGAATGATCTAACTAATAAAGCTGATGTAGATTGGACTATTGCAAAACGATACTTAAACGCTGTAGGTGGAGGTAAGAAATCATGAAAACAACAAACGAACAATTAACGATGATCGAAAAGAAATTAGAAAACGGTGTTCAGATCTTTTCTGCAAAAGAGGTAGCATTGTTATTAAACACTATTAGAATTATGAAAGCTGTTAATCGCACAAAAGGAATTAAGTAATAATTATTTAGAAATGTGTTCTAATTAATAAACATTAAATGGAGGTTTTAATATGTATATTGTATTTGACTTTGAAACAACTGGACTAGAGGCTAATAAAGAACAAGTAATAGAAATTGCTAGTGCTAAACTGGATGAGAATTTAGAACCGGTTGAGACTTATTCTACATTGGTTCGTTTAAATGAAGGGCGAACTTTGCCACAATTTATTCGTCAATTAACAGGAATCACAGCAGAAGAATTAGAGGAAAAAGGCATTCCAGAAAAACACGCTATGAAACAATTAAAAGAGTTTATTGGAGATAACATTGTAGTAGCACAATTCGCCTCTTTTGATCTTTCATTCCTTGCTAAAGTATTAGTTCCTGAGAAGTTTATTTGTACTAGATCAATGGCACGCCTTTTACGCCCTGAGGAATATGCAAGTTTATCTAACCTAATTAAGATTTACGGAATTGAGAACCTTGACCCACATAGGGCTTATGCTGATGTAGAGGCAACTATTGAAGTATTCAAGCTTCAAAAGAAAGAGTGTGACGAAAAAGGAATTGAGTATATGAATGTACTAATTGATTCAAACGAACGTCCTTTAAAATACGTTCCTGAAAATGCTGTAGTTCAATATATGGAATTTACAAAGTGAGGCGTGGGTTTCCACGTCTCTTTTTTTATACCCTTTAAACCGTGCTGTACCTGTATTTCCTCTAGTCCTAGCACTCTTAATTAATAGAACACAACACAGTTCAATTATAAGGAGGTTGTAATCGTGACTGTGAGAGGAAAAGTAAAGGGTAAGACTTACGATGAGTGGCAAAATCGCTATAAAGAGTTAGATGATTTCCTAAATATCGTAAAGCAAAAAGTCAAAGAAGGAAAAGAACTTTCAAGAGAAGTACTAGAACGTTCTGTAGAAATGAAAGCTGAACTTAAACAATGTGAACGTATCTTAAGATGCTGGACTAGTACACTTGATTTTATGTATGAGTATTTCAGTGACGATAAAAACCCTGAGAATGAAAACAATTTAATTCCAGCAGGGATAAGTATATTTGATGCACCTAAATTTCATCAAGAACTTACAGGCTACCTTAACTCACTGTTAGTTAACGTAACTGATCGTATTGCTTGGTCGGTGCCTCGTGGTCATGCCAAAAGTACCTATTTAAGTAATATGTTTCCAATCTATAATATTGTTTACAATTTGCGATCTTTTATAGTTATCATTTCTGAGACTCAGGACGGTGCTAGATTGTTTGCAGATTATGTAAATAATCAATTAAAACATAATGCTAAGTTACGTGAAGATTTCGGCGAACTAATGGACGAGAATAGTAGAGGAAATAAGAAAGATAACTCTGATAAATTCGTCACTAAGAATAACATAATGGTAGCTATCGGTTCAACTCAAAAACAATTACGCGGAATGAAATTCCTTAATAACCGACCGGATTTGTTGGTATTGGACGATTTAGAGAGTGAGAAGAACACAAATACACCTGAGTTAAGGCAGAAGAACTTAACTTGGTATACAAAGGTTATTAACCCTTTAGGTGACCCACAACGAACTGCGTTTATCTACATGGGAACATTAGTAAATCCAAACGGGTTACTTCCGTATGTAATGCAACGTGCCGATTTCACCAGTAAGAGATATTCGGCTATTGTTAGTCCACCGGATAACGTGGATATGTGGGAAGAATACGAACGTATTTATAGAGACGTAGATAATCCTAATCGTAAAGACGATGCTGAGTTTTATTACTTCTCGAATAAAGAAGAAATGGACAAAGGGCAGTCTGTACTATGGGAAGATCGAATGCCTTATTATAAACTCATTCAAGAAAAGGTAAATGTTGGAACAAGGGCATTTAACTCTGAGTACCTTAACTTGCCTTACTCTGATGAAGATGCAATTTTTAAACCTGAGTACTTCACTTGGTACGATGAAGCAGATTTATACGATGACCACGGGCGTTTAATTCCGATGGATTTATATGGATTTTGGGACATTGCCATTACCGGTAAAGGAGATTATAACGCAATAATTACATTAGGTCGAGATAGAAGAACTGGTGTCTTTTATGTGTTAGATGCTTATGCTGGAAAAGTTAATATGCATGAAGCGTTAAAAATCTGTGAACAGAAAGTACTAGAATACGAACATCACACCTTTGGAGTAGAAACGATACAAGCCCAATGGTCAATGTTCCAGCAACTAAAAGTAAATCTGTCAAAGCGATCTTACTTCAAGACTAGACTAAAACAATACAATCCACGGACGAAAAAAGAGATTCGTATTGAAGCACTTGAACCACTTGTAGAGGCTGGCATGATTCGATTTAAACGTCAACATAGACTATTGATTGAACAATTGGAATTATTTGGACAAGGTTCAGATCATGATGATTTACCGGATGCTTTAGCTAGTTGCGTAGAGTTAGCAGGAAATCACAGAAAACGAATGTTTCAAAATAAACCTAAGGGTTGGTAAGTTAACTTAACTTACTGACTCTTTTTTAATTTAAGGAGGAAGGATTAATGGAATTACAAGACTTGTTTGTAAAAGGTGAATATTTTCCTTTAGTCGATCATGAGGAACGTATTTTCAAATATAAGCGTAATGACAAGTTAGTTAAAGGCGATCATAAAGACATTTTCAAAGA